ATAAGGTGACATAAAATCTTGATAGGCTTGAGGCCCTGTTAAACTTTGAGCAGCAGTAGCATCAGTACCTGCTTGATTTAAGAACGGTTCAAAAGAACCTAAACCACCTGCTAAAGTTCTAGCTTGTTGTTGTAAAGCTGTTTCGCCTGCTACAGTAGGTTGATAAGAACGTGTATCAATAGGTGTTCCTAATTGTCTTGTTAATTGATCTACAAGTACCTCACCACCAGCTTCTATAAAGGGAGCAGGTCTTGTTATTGTTGTATCTGCCATTATACTTTTGCCTCTAAATTATTCATTAATTGATACATTCTTTGTGCTCCTTTATTAACACTACCACCACCGGCAGCTCTAACGGCATCAGCCGTCATAACGAATTCATTTTTTGATAACCTCGCGGGGACATCATCAGCTTTCTCTTTAGACCCCACAGGTATAAAGCCACCGCCTCTATAGTCCATTTCCATAGAAGGCATACCACCCATTTTTAAATTTGCAAGTCCACCTTTTTTAGCACCAAAATATTGTCCTGATTCTCCACCCATCATTCTATTGTATATTTCCATAATTTCAGTTGGTGACATTTGAGAAGTATTAACTCCCATTTGTATTAATTGTTGTTGCATTTTACCTAAACCACCACCGGCATTGTCTGTAACTTGCATTTCATTAGGATCTAATAAACTTTTTACACCACCTGCAAAACTTCTATCGTCTTCATCTTCTAATTCACCCGGTAAATCTATTAAAGTATCAGCAGGATTTCCAGACTCAGTAGGTTTAGGATCAAGCATAGACATAAGTAATCTAGGAGGTATTTCTTCTTCTATAGATTCTTGTGTTAACATATCTATTATAGATTGACTAGTAGGGTCACCACCAAGAGCTAATCCTACACGACCACCTTTATTGTAACTTGGTCTATTAGCTATGTAATCATCAATTTGTTGTTGTGAATATCCTGCGTTGGCGAGATAACTTTGTAAATAACCTAAGTACTCAGATGTATTATATCCATCTTCTGAATTTTGATAAGAGTTTTGTGCAGCTTTAGCAGCATCGTAAATATCAATCCCTACTCCTACTGATGCTTGTGTTCCTGCAGCTTTACCAACATCAACTATTGATTTAAGTATTTCACCTTCTTGACCAGAAACACTTGGATTTAAAAAGTCTCCAGCTTTAGCTGTAATCTCTTTACCTTCTGTACCTACTTTTTGTAAAAATGTTTTATCTGCTGTTGGAGGGCCTTGTTTAATATCTGCAGAAGTTGGAAGAGCTTTAAATATTCCAGATACTGCAGCTTTTCTTAAATCTGTTTTACCGTCATTAACAGCACTATCTGCTATTAGATTAGCTAAATATCCTCTACCAAAATTACCCATAATTCCACTAAGACCAAGTGCTGAACTACCAGGAATTAATATAGAAGCTAGAGGTCCTATGAAAGGTTTAATTTCATTAGGTATTATATTAGAAATAACTTTGTTAACAGGTCTAAATACGTTTGATACTACGTCTTCTGCTTTTTTAAATGTTTTACCCATTAGGCGTAATGTCCTTTTGTATATTGAATAGCTGTTCTTTTAATTGTTTCATTGTCTGACATTCTTAACCATTTTACAGGTTTATTATATCCTAATAATTTAGTAAAGTATTCTTTACTCCACTTCATTACTTTCTTAATATTGCCACAACATACAGTATCTATATGCCAAGCTATCGTTCCACTGTTATAATCTTGAGGGTGTAAATCTGCTGTTTTCATAAATTTTTGTTCTGTTTCTTCATTTAAAAAAGCCCAATTGGTAAAAGCAATTGGTAAATTATTTTCATAATGCACCTTGTATTGTCCTAATATAACGGATGGTAAAATATGTTGGAGCACGTCCTCGTACGTGTGGTCTTGATAGCGAGGAAAAGATTTATATAAACCACATGTCATGGATATATCCCTTATTTTATCTGCATCTATCATAAACACATTACTTTTTTTTGTTTCAAAAATCAACTATTCATCCTCAGATTCTGATAGAACATCTGGCATTTTAGCGACTTTTATATTGACACTTCTAGATATATCTTCTTGTTTTGTATCTGTATTAGAGTCATTTACATCGTCTTCTGCTTCTTTATCTGATGAATATTCTTTGTTAGTTTTAAGGTTTTTGACTGTTACTTCTGTCTCAATGTCAATTTTTTCTATAACTTGACCATTGACTATTGTATCTACTTTACCTTTTTCTACAAATGATACCATTTTTACCTCCTATGTTGTCCTAGTCATTTCTAACACAGATAATATGACATGAAGTCTATTAGCTGTAGCTGCCGTGACTTTGATTATTTCTGTTTCTTCTACAACCAAAGGCTGTGAAAGAAGTTCTTTAGTGGCTTTTGCACCAACTGCTTCTTCTTTATAAACACTAAAAACACTACTACCATTAGTTATAGTAACTGTAAGAGTATCTGCACTAGCAGAATCATTTGATACAATGATTGATTTTATAATACCTGTGGTTTCAGAAGGCACTGTATAAAGAGTTGTTATATCAGTACTACTAAGATCTACTTTTTTATTTAAATAATTATTAGCCATTAAGCAAAGAAGAAAGCAAAACGTTCTTCTTCCTCTCTTAAATTTTGTTGATACGTTGTATTGAGTTCTTCAATCAATGCTGCAATACCTCTGTTAATTTGTCTTTGATTAGATACTTCATAATCATTTTTAGGTTCTGGTATTCTTACTACTATTCTTGCCATTATCTCATTCCATCCGGTTTAACATCGAGAGTTAGTGTTCCATATCTCCACTCTTGGTTAATATCTGTATTTGCAACTTTAACACTAACATACCTTCCTCTCGCTCTTGTATCAACTTTATCTGTACTTGAGTTTATAATAAAAGGACTATGTGTAGAACTAAGGCCTGTTTCTGAAGGGTATCTTTTAACAGCTAGTGTCACTGTGGCGTTACCTTCCAAGTCTTTGAAATCAGGTATAAAACGACTAACCGATACAAAGTTCTCTCCAGCACCTGTTTGGCTTTGTAAATCAAAATCATAAGACTGTATGTTGGATTCTATGGTAGTGACGCTTCCATCTTCATTCACTTGATCAGTTCCTATTTCATGTTCAAAATATATTGTTTTACCTAATCCATCTTCTCCTAAAATAACAGGAAACGTTCCTGTGCCGGTATCATCAAACTTTGTTGCATGAGGTTTCGGATATAAGTTTGCATCAATCCAAGAAGTCCTCGCTTCGCTATTCGTGTACCATACACCACCAGGAACTTGTGATGATTCAGCATAATTATATGTTACTGCTTTGTTGTTAAAGTCACCACCTGCAGTAGGAGAGGGTGATTCTGTGTACCACCAAGTAACTTCTGAGAATAAATTATTTAATCCTGCAACAACTTGTTGTCCCTTGGTTGTATCTAAACTATTAAATACTTCGTCTTCTACAGAACAAGGTAGAGTTTTAACTGTACCGTCAAATAAAAAGAAACCTTTTGTACCCATCCAATAAGCAACACCGTCTACTTCTATAGCAGCATTCTTACCAATCAAACCACAGTTAGTACCTACTTGTTCAAAACCAAATATAAAAGGAGATCCAACAAACTTCATTGTATATAAAGCTGTATCAGTCCATATCAAAATATTTTCTTTTGCTTTTAAAGCACCTATGATTTTTGTTCCGTCTTGAAGTCTTTGAGAACCTGCTGTATTCGTAACACTAGGCGTATAACTATTAATGTTTTCTCTTTCTGAAAATCTTATAAACATATCGTCTTGAGTTGTTGCTGTACCCACGGTTGTTTCTGTACCAAAATGTATCAAGTGTCTTGTAGTAGGTGATATTAAAGTTAATCTTGATGCTGTAGGATTACTTCCTGTTGCAAAATTTGTTGTATCTAGAGCTGCTCTAGTTGTTAAAGGTGTTGTAGCTGAAGGGTTCCATGTAAAAGTTTTACTATTAGCAACCGTTGCAACCAATACTTCACCAAAATTATCCAAGGACCAAAGACCGGGTTCTAAGTTTACTTGACCAGCTTTCACTGCATCACCCCAAGCATTATAATCTGTTGCGTTGACTACGGCTGTTCCGTTATCGTGAGTCACGGCAGTTGTGCCTAGAGCTCCTCTTGTACATCCTGTCAAGTCGTTGGTAGACTTTCCTGTATATGTAATTAATTCTGATTCAATTAATATTGTACCTGCTGTCGGAAAAGAAGCAGCACTAGTAAGTGTTATGGTTGTTTCACTATTGTCTAATGCTTCGTTGACCGTTGTTGACGCTGCATCAGATATTGTGCCACCCCATGTACTAACACCCCAACCATATCCATAAGTTTGTTTTTGTGGGCCAACTACAAAATAAAAATCTATTGTTGTAGATCCGCCTGTACTTACAGTAGCTGTTGCTGCTGCAGAAGAAGTGATTGTAAAAGTGGTTGTACTAGGAACAGTGTTAACCATAAAAACTTTGTCTTCAAAATTACTAGCACTAAGTCCTGTGCCACTAGGTAGAGTTACTGAATCTAATTGTAGAACATCTCCAACACTTGCACCATGAGCACTTGAGGTTGTAATTGTAATAGAAGTAGATTCATCTGTTGTTGCTAGAGTTGCACTTGTTTGTCTTCTAGTAGAATCAAAAGGAGTAATATCATGAAGCTGACCTTCAAAGAATAATAATAAAAACTTATCTGTACCTAAAGCAATATATCTATTACCGGTTGTATCTATAAAAGGTTTTTGTGCACGGACAACTCCGACAATACTATCTGAAATTAAAGAAGACCAACCACCTATTTTTTCTGGTAGGCCATAACGAAATCTTACATTAGAACTATCAACCCAACGATTCTCAGCACCTTTGGTAGTATTTTGTTTATCTATTCCGGGAGCAATTTCAAAGTTAATAAGAGACAATGTTATCTCCTATATAAATGTCTTATAAGTCCAACCTCTAGTTGCATTTGCAAAAACTAATGTAAAAGACTGACCATTTGTTGAAATTGTTAAATTAGATGTACCTGAGTTAATCTTAGAACTATTTCTATTGATAACTAAGTTATTAGAACCAAACGTTCCTTTTCCATCTATAAAATGAACTTCATCTCCTACACTAGGACTTGCAGGTAATGTTATTGTGACAGCAGTAGAACTTGTATCTACTATGATTTGATCATCTGCAACAGCAGTATAAGCAGAGGTAGTTGTTACATACCCTTTTTTTATCATGCCTTTTACAATATTTGTTCCGTCTGAGAATAATAAAGTAGTAGAACCTCGAGCTAGTGTGACTCCACTTCCTGACGCTGTTTTAAATGTTAATGTAAAGTGACTAGAACTTCTATCCGTTGCATCAACAACCAACCAAGCTTTCTCTACAGAATCTGGAACAGTGATATTTCTATTAGCAGCAAGTGTTCCTGTTAATTTGATAACAGCATTACGGCCATTAGAAGATGCTCCGTCTGCTATAGTTGTTGTTATGTCTGCATTGGTAATAGCAATAGAAATATAACCTCCTACTGCTTCTTGTATTAAATCTAAATTTGTATTAGTAACTGTACCCCATAAACCAGCTTTTTCGCCAGTAGTCATTTTTTCTAATTTTAATGATGTTGAGTAAGATGATGACATGTGTTCTCCATTTTATCTTAAGTTTCTACGTTTGTCCATGTTTGACTTGCGTTTGTGTTTATGTCGTTCCAAGTAATAACACCAGGTCCTGTTACTGAAGATGTTAATTCATTAGTTGTTGCCGCTATTACAGCCTTAGCTATAATGGTCACCGATCCGCTAGCCACGGTCCCCGCTAAGTTAGTCGTGACTGCTACGTCAGCAGCAGCTTTTTGTGTAGCACTACCTACGCTAGATGTAAGAGCATTGGTGGTAACTAATACGTTAGCCTTACCTACAAAGCTTAAGCTACCAATAGCTATGTTAGCTATATTAGTTGTTGGTGAAACATCCGCATTCGCTTCAATCGTTGCAATGTTTCCTAAGCTTATTGTAGCTTGAACACCTTCTAGATTTACCGGTTGATCAGTATAACCAGAAAAAGAATATTGGCCAAAAGCTGCTACGCCAAACATTTATTAACTCTTATCTGCTATTAACTTATTCTTCCAAGTTGTTTTAACTGCATCAGTCCACACAGCATTTGCTACTGCTTGAACTTTTGCGTCTTCACTTGAAATGTCAGTTACAACCAAATTATCACTAGCATCTAAAGTTCCAGGATATAAAACGTGTCTGTGTCTGCCTCTACTAATCTCTACGCTATCTTCTTTGATAACAGTATCAGTAGCAACTTGCACGGCTGTATATATTCCTACAACTTCTATTTTTGCTATTTCTGTTTCTTTAGTTATTGCCATTTTTTTCTCTCCTTAACTTGCTGCTTCATATGTGACAGTAAATACACATAATTCATTAGATGATGTTGTGTTCATGGTAGCTGGAAAAAACACTCTACTATTTATTAAATCACAGAATAAAATACCTGAATCATTACCGCCTGCCTGACTATTAAAAGCAAAAGAGCCTGTTCCAATATCTGTTACAGG